GGATAAACTAAAAAAGATTATCTCCAAACTTAAACTCATTGTAGATGAGTTGGAATCAGAAGTTTATTCTGATCCACAGGCATATAAATATGATACTCAATATGATGTGCCCCTCTCAGACTATGATGAGGTGTTCAATGACGATGATGGTTACCCAGACTAAACATGTATGAAGAACTAGACACATTTGAAAGAGCACTTCAACACTTTGGAACAAGAGTTGAGGTCTATACCTGTATGGAAATGGGTGGTAAAATCTCAGCAGAGGAGGCTTACCAACTCATCAAAGCAGAAATTAAAGAACTCAAAAAAGTTAGAAAAGCAGAGAAGACATGACAGCAAAACTTATTTCAGTTACTCCAGATGCAGAAAAGCATATAGCTTACTGTGCCAGAGTGAGTAACCCCTCTAACCAGGGCAATGATTCCTTTGAAGGTCTTATCAAGTATTGCATCAAGCACAAGCATTGGAGCATCTTTGAGCAGGCATTCATGACCATTGAGTTGGAAACTACCAGAGCCATTGCGGCTCAAGTGCTGCGTCATAGGAGCTTCACATATCAAGAATTTTCACAAAGGTATGCTGACTCATCTTTGCTCATGGAAAAGATCCCTCTTCCAGAGTTGAGACGTCAGGACACTAAGAATCGTCAGAATAGTACAGATGATTTAGATCCATTTGTTAAACAAAATCTGGAACTCCAGATGCAGACTCTGTTTGACTCTTCTATGGCACTCTATCAACAGATGTTGGAAAGAGGTGTGGCAAAGGAGTGTGCTCGTAATGTGCTTCCTATGTGTGTTCCAACCAGAATGTACATGAGTGGCTCAGTGCGATCATGGGTTCATTATATTGATCTGAGGTCTGCTAATGGTACACAGAAGGAGCACATGGATCTTGCCAATGATTGTAAGGCAATTTTTGTAGAGCAATTTCCTGTCATTGCACAGGCACTTGACTGGTCTTAATAAATAAACACACAACAGAGGAAACTTATGGCAACATACCCTGTTCTTAATAAAGAAACTGGTGAAAAGAAGGATGTAGTAATGAGCATCCATGATTGGGATCAGTGGAAAGAGGACAATCCTAAATGGGAAAGATATTTTACTCCTGAAAATTCACCAGGCATGGGGATTGAAGTTGGTGAATGGAGAGATAAACTTGTCAACAAGAATCCTGGATGGGGTGAAGTTCTCAAGAAAGCTGAGAAGTCTGGAGGTATTTCTGGACGCTTAGCAAAAAGAGGTTCTTATGAATCTTCAACTCAATCTGCTTTTGATGTAGACTAGACCACTATGCCAAGAAAATCTAAAACTGGAATTGGAAGCACTGGTAATCCAGTGCCATTTGGAATGAGCAATAGAGTTATGAAAAGAAAGAAACCAATCAATCTTGATTACATCAAGAAGATTGAACCACTCACAGAAAATCAACAATTGTTTTTTGATGAGTACGCAAAAGATCAACATACTGTTGCTTATGGATGTGCTGGTACTGGTAAGACCTTTATCACACTCTACAATGCACTCCAGGATGTTCTAGATACAAAGACACCTTATGACAAGATCTACATTGTAAGGTCTCTTGTACCCACCAGAGAGATTGGTTTCCTCCCTGGTGATCATGAAGACAAATCAGACATCTACCAGATTCCTTATAAGAATATGGTAAAATATATGTTTGAGATGCCTGATGACAATGCCTTTGAAATGCTCTATGCAAATCTAAAAGCACAAGGCACCATCAGTTTCTGGAGTACATCATTCATTAGAGGTACAACCTTTGATAATGCAATTCTCATCATTGATGAGTTCCAAAACCTGAACTTTCATGAACTTGATTCAATCATTACTAGGGTAGGTGAGAACACCAAGATTCATTTCTGTGGTGATGCTACTCAAACTGATTTGGTTAAGAACCATGAGAAGAATGGAATCATTGATTTCATTCGTATTCTTAAGAACATGCCCTCATTTGGTATGGTAGAGTTTGGACCAGAGGACATTTGTAGAAGTGGACTGGTCAAAGAATACATTGTAGCAAAAACAGAACTAGGTATGTAATGTTTAATCACGTTGAAATTGATTACCCTACTCTCACTAGAGAGACTATTGATGGTGTTAGATACTATGATACTCCCAATGGGAAGAAACTAGTATCTATCACCTCTATTATTAGTCATTACCAGCGTGAGATCTTCAGAGAGTGGAGGGCAAAGGTAGGAAATGAAGAAGCAAACAGAGTCACCAAACAGGCGACATCTAGGGGCACAGACATGCATACTCTGGCTGAGCATCATCTTTGCAACAAACCACTACCTAGAGTCCAACCACTTTCGCAATACCTTTTTGCCCAGGCAAAACCTACACTGGACAAGATAGATAATGTACATGCTATTGAACAATCTCTATTCAGTTATGAACTGGGTGTTGCTGGTAGTGTAGATTGTATTGCTGAGTATGAGGGTGAACTTGCTATCATTGACTTCAAGACAGCAAAGAAACCTAAACCAAGACAATGGATTGACAGTCACTTTGTACAATGTGCAGCCTATGCTTGCATGTTATATGAGATGACTGGTATAATGGTGAAGAAGTTTGTAATTATTATGTCATGTGAAAATGGCGAGGTTGAAGTTTATGAGGAATACGACAAGAGAAAGTACATCAATTTACTCTCAAAATATATTAGAGAGTTTGTTGAATATAAATTGCATGATTATGCCGCAGTCAACTGAAGACAGTATCAATAAACTTATTGAAAATAAGTTTTACTCTTCAAAGAAATTTGCTGAAGAGATAGAGAAGATTGCGCATGACAATAAAGACATGTCATACATTGATGCAATTGTATTCTTCTGTGAGAAGAATAGTGTGGACATTGAATCAGTTCCCAAGTTGATGTCCAAACCCCTGAAGGAAAAATTGAAGTGTGAGGCAATGGAACTGAACCTCCTCAAGAAAACTAGTCATGCTAAACTCCCATTATGATTCCCAAGGTGACTCCTTTTGATGCCTACAAATCTTATCTTGGTTTAAAAAACCACTTTACAAAAGAGAAGTATGACTACCATAGGTATGGTGGCAAGTCACGTGCTTCTTTGGAAAGTTTCTACAAAAGACGTGACAGATACTTCTTTGAAAAACTGAGCAGGCAGAAGGATGATGCAGAAGTGGTTGAGTTTTTTGTTAGTAATTTTGTCAGTTGTGATGATCCGCAGTCTCTTTGGATTGGAGAGATCGTCAGAAATGGAGAACAAAACTACACAGACTGGAAGAAGCGACTTCAGTCTCTGAGTTATACATTCAAGTCTGAGATTGAGAATGTCTTTGCTGGTAAGAACTTTGATGAGATGTTTCATATTGAAGGTACAAAACATCCTCTAATTGTGAAGGAACATCTTGGTAAGAATATTTCTCTTGAATCCCTTGTCCTATTAAATAAGATTATAGGATTCAAAAATAACTTTGACAAAAAACTTGATGATCCTGTGTGGAAGTTTCTTTCCATGAGAATGTCAAAGTATGATTCCTTCCTACATATTGATGTTATCAAGTATAGAAAAATTCTTAAGAGTATAGTAGTATGAGTTTCTTCGAATCAGAATTTGTTAAGAAGGAGATGCAGGATATTACTGACCTCCAAGAAAAAATCTATAACAGTGTCTTTAGGTTTCACTCCATGAACAATGCAGAGAAACTTGAGCATGTAGAAATGCTTGAAGATCTTTTGAATAAACAAAAGATTCTTTACACCAGACTCAGTTTGTCTGATGATCCTCAGGCAAAATCAATGAAAGAAAACATCATTAAGGAGGCAACTATGATTGGGTTTCCTGCAGATGTTGACCTGGCTACGGTGTTCTCTAATATGAATGCTATGATTGCAAACATGAAGAAGACCATCCAGAGAGAGGGTTGACTTCTTCACCTAAATACCTTATATTGAGGCTGCCTGATCCTCTACCAAGCTAAAGGACACAGACCAAATACATCTAATACGGAGAATACAATGTCTTTTAAAGACCTTAAAAAGCAGTCTTCCCTTGGATCACTCACTAATAAGTTGGTGAAAGAAGTAGAGAAGATGAACAATACTGGTGGAGGTGCAGATGAACGCCTTTGGAAACCAGAAATGGACAAGACAGGTAATGGGTATGCAGTTATTCGCTTCCTCCCTGCTCCTGAAGGAGAAGATCTTCCTTGGGTAAAACTCTTCTCTCATGCCTTCCAAGGACCTGGTGGATGGTACATTGAAAACTCCCTGACCACTGTGGGAGGAAAAGATCCTGTAGGAGAACTGAACAGAGAACTTTGGAACAGTGGGAATGAATCTGATAAGGACATTGTGCGTAAGCAAAAGCGCAAACTGTCCTTCTATGCCAACATCTATGTTGTCAAAGATCCTGCCAACCCACAGAATGAAGGAGGTGTGTTCCTCTACAAGTTTGGTAAGAAGATCTTTGATAAGATCATGGCTGCTATGCAACCTGAGTTTGAGGATGAGACTCCTATCAATCCTTTTGACTTCTGGCAAGGTGCTAACTTCAAACTGAAGTTGAAAAAGGTTGCTGGTTACTGGAACTATGATTCCTCTGAGTTTGATCGTCCTGGTCCTCTCCTGGATGATGATGATGCCCTTGAGGGTATCTGGAAGAAGCAGTATTCACTCAGTGCTTTTACTGCTGCTGATCAGTTCAAGACCTATGATGAACTGAAGAAGCGTCTTGATTATGTACTTGGAAAGAAATCAACACGTCCAGCACCACAAGCAGAGGAAACTGAATATGATAACTACGCAGCAGCAGAACAGAAGTCTGTCACAGAAGAGCAAGTGCTCAGGAAGCTTGAAGATTCTTACCAAGCATCAAAAACTCCTGACTCAGCACCCACTGCTTCTGACGATGATGATGACGCTATGTCTTACTTCGCAAAACTTGCTGACTCATGAAATGGACTTATGAGAGAGGGTGTCTCACCCTCCTCGTAATTGCAACCTATTATAGTCTTTTAAAATAGGTTTATATTTTCCCCTTTCACTAGTTGGCGATTTACAAATTGGGTGCTACCATCTTTATACTTCATCAATTCTTTCATTTCTCTTATGACAGTTTGAATAAGATCAGGTCTTAACAAGTAAATAGTTCTCTTATCATCCTGAATTCTTGTTTCATACTCATAATTGGTAACACCTACATTTGTATCTGTGATGGTTCTCATCTTACCCATAGCACCATCATAGAATGTAATAGAATAATCAGAAGGGACTTCAAGTCCCTTTTTTAATACAATAAAATTGTTACTTGAGTCCTTCACTTCTATAGACTCATAATGATGGAAGGCATCATAGTTAGTTACACCATACTTCTTATTCATGTAGAGTTCAAATGCCCTATTAGTCATTGGCCATTCATCTTGAATGTTTATAATATTGTTTGATAGAAGGACAATCCAATCATAATTAGAACTTTTATATATTTTTTGGGCAACATTATCAGGTCTCTCATCACCACGAATTGTATAAGTGGTGAAGTTAGTTAAGTCTTGAAATAATTTATCATTCAACTTCACTCTCTTAAAGAGATTCTTTACCTCTGTGTATGAGGATATATTTTGCTCACTAGGAATCCTGTTTACATAATCAAAGTTAGGAAGATAAGAGAAGTAGTTTGACATTTTTAGTAACCCATGTTTCTATGTTCGCTGTATGATCCAATAGCATCATCATCTGGATCATCA